CAATACCCCTTCAAACGGTTTATTCTGTGCGATTGATGAAGATGCTTTAGAAAATCTTTGTACTAATCCTTATAAGGTTGACTTAGTGGGTAATCACTTAATCGACGAACTTTCTGGAGATAGAGATATTGAAGATGCAAAGCTTAATTTCTTAAGTTATGATCAGAATCTTTTACAAGATTATTTGTACACAAGAAACTATTCTAATCTTCAAGATAACGCAGGTATCACTGGAGCAACCGGAGCTATTAATGTAGGTACTTTATATTGTTTACCTTCCGTAGCTGCTACAACAACTTGGGGTGGTACTGCTGGTGTTAATGTACTAGGATTTAATACTTACGATCCTAATGCTTATGTTGGAGGATTACACTTCTTAACAGCAGTAACCGGAGCTTCAGGATCTTTTGCGGGACTAAGTGCAGCAGATCTATTAGATCTTCAAACTTTCTTAACCCCATCTTCTACTTCAAATCCTTACGTAGTAGGACAAATTTCAGGACTTACTGGAAGTGATTCTATAATCGACCAATTCTCAAATGGGGATCTTGTAAAATTAAAAGTTGCAAATGTTGCACAAGTAAGTGGAAGTTTAAGAATTGCATTCAGTCATCCTTTGGATATTTCTAAATATAGAGCTTTAGGAATCTCGGTAACACCTTTAGCAGATGATTTTGCTGGATCAACATATTCACCTTATGGAATAACAGGAGCAATCTTAGGGGGTACAGCATCCTATCAATTCGGTGCTTCCGATGCTTTAGGAATCCAATTTACTCTAGGACCAGGAGGAACGTCAGCTACTGGCCCTCAAGCTCCTACTGGATTCGCTAATGCTTTATTAGGTCAAATCACAACTCCCTTCTATCAGAATGTTCTGTATGCAGAGCTTCAGGACGGGGATACCATCTATGATAATGCATCTGGATCTTCTCCTCAATATTTAGCTTATAAACAAGACGTAGACAGAGATCAATATGCTATCACCTATGCTTTTGGATATAGCAACATTTCCAGATCTTCAAATAGTTTAGAACCTTTGGTTAATTTTGGAGCGTCTTATGCTTCTGTAAGTACAGGACAAATCGCAGGATATCCAGCTACTAATAAATTGGATATTATATCTTCCATCGGAAGTATTAACGAATACATCGATGTACAAGGAGGGATAAACGGAAAACTTAGCGTTACTTCTTTTAGTTTGGACAGCAACCTTTACACCGTTTCAGTTGGAGATCTATTAGTTTCTACTGACTTAGATCTTTGCCAAGTTGGAAATGCTAACAGACAACAAAGGTTGACCAAAGTTACCTCGGTAGCTACAACATCTCTTTCTGGTATAGTAACAGTAACTACTGCAAGACCTATCTACTTCTACTCAGGTGGAAATACAGGATTACAAGTACAGAAATTCCAATCAATTCCTCAATTCACAACTTCATTTGACTTCACATACCTTGAAGGATTTCAATTGAGTGACTTCCACAGACCTAATGGTCAAGATGCTAGAATAACTGAAATTTTAGATGTTATGTACAACACTAACATTGCAGCAACTCTTGCAACTAAAGACGTTATTTCATTCAGGTACATCGTAGATACATTTAGTGGAGTGATTCTTCCGAACTCTAAATACCAATTGAGTAAATTGGCAATGATGAGAGGACAAGCACTTGCATTTATTAATGCACCTTCAATGGCTCAGTTCCAAGAATCTGTAGATCCTAGATTTACAGCAGCACCTACTGCAGCTGATCCATATCCAGCACTACAAACCCAATATATTGCAGACGGAGGTAACTTAGCTCTGAACCCATCATATACTTTCTCTTTACCAACTCAAGCTTTAGGAGCTTCATTCGCAGCATTCTATGCTCCTTATGTTACTTTAAGAGAGAACAACAGAAACGTGAACGTTCCACCAGCAGCATTTGTTTCCAACAATTTCGTTGCTAAATTTGCAAACGGAGAACCTTACGCAATCGTAGCAGGACAAAAGAGAGGAACTATTGCAGGAACAAACTTAGTAGGACTTGAATATGACTTCACTTTAGAAGATAGATCTTATCTGGAGCCTTTCGGTATCAACCCTATAATCAAAAAGAGAGGCCTAGGCGTTGTTATCTTCGGTAACCAAACCGGATATCAAACAGTTAACTCAGCGTTCAGCCTAGTGCACGTTAGGGACCTTTTAATCAGTGTTGAGAATGATGTAGAACAAATTCTTTCCAACTACCTGTTTGACTTCAACGAAGATTCTATCAGACTTGAAATTAAAACATTGGTAGACAATTACCTTGATGGAGTTAGATCAGGAGGCGGAATCTATGCTTACCAAGTAATCATGGATGCTTCAAACAATCCACCTTCAGTAATTGATCAAAACATCGGTATTATAGACGTTATCCTTGAGCCAGCAAGAGGAATCCAGAAGTTCATTAACAGAATCACTGTTACTAGAACCGGAGGAATCGCAGCAGGAGGATTTATTCAGTTCGCATAATCTGAAAATTTTGAAAGATTAAAGAAGTTGGATAAATATAGAAAATAAGAAAAAACTGAATGGCTGGATTACCACATTATCAAAATTCACTGTTTGGGATAAACAAATACGAACCTGTTTACCTCAACCAGTTTGAGGTTTTAATTACCCCTCCTGGACCAGTTCTGGGTGGTAATATTCTACTAGAGCAAGTAACAAATATAAACGGGATGGCAGTTGATAAAACTCCGGCTCCTGTAGAACAGAAGTATAAATTTGCAACTAGAAACTATTCAGGAGCAAAACCCGATACTACAACATTTGACTTGGGAATTTCATTTTCGGTTAACTTGAATGATGCAAATTCTATGTATGTTTTTAAAACCCTAAGACAATGGACAGATTTGATTTACAATCCTATAACAGGAGCAATGGGTTTAAAAAGAGACTACACAGGAACTATTGTCATCTCAGTTTTCAATAAGCAAGGGGATGTATTTAGAAGAATAACTTGTAGAGATTGTTTTCCTTTGAAAGGTATAGATGCTATGGAATTAGATTATACTTCAACTGAACTATACGCTATCAATATGACTTGGGCAGTAGACTATTGGGACGATCTGTTCTTATAAAATAAATAAAAATAAATGGCAGGACTACCACATTTTACGAATTCCGCAGCAGGTATTAAACTTTACGAACCAGTTTATTTAAACCAGTTCGAGGTTATCATTACCCCTCCTGCTGCTGTTACTTTGGCCAATACAAGGTTCAAAGGAGAGGGAATATTAACCCAACAGGTAAAGAAAATATCAGGATTAGCAGTAGACATACAACCATCAGGTGCAGCTGTTCAGAATTACAAATTTGCTGAAAGAAGATATGCAGGAGGAGCTCCTGGAGATACTTCAGTTACTTTTTCCGTAGATTTTGAAGTAAATTTAAATGAACAAAATTCGATGATCATCTATAAGATCATGAGACAATGGGCGGATTTAATTTACAATCCATTAACTGGTGCGATGGGTCTGAAGAAAGACTACGTTGGATCTATGGTAGTTTCAATCTTCAATAAGCAAGGGGACGTATTCAGAAGAATTAGTCTTAACAATTGCTTCTTAACTGAATCAATAAATGAAATGGCTTTAAATTATGGTGCGGGGGAAACCTTATATGAATTAAACACTTCTTGGAAAGCAGATTACTGGCAAGATCAATTCTTATAATAATTTCATAAACCGAAACTTTTTCGAGATGGATATTCTAAAATATAGAATATCCATTTTTTATTGTATGTGGGTATATAAAATATAAAGAATAATTTAATATGGGACTAGAAGATCAAGGAATTTTAGGAGGATTATCTCCAGAAGAAATACTTTCTATGAAAGAAAGAGAAGGTGGAATCGTTTATGATGATCCTGTTTTGGAACCTGCCCCTCCGTCAGAGCCTAAAGAGCCTTTGGAATCACAAAATACAATGGATCCAGTCTCTGTTTATCAGGAAGAACCAATTAGTCTAGGAAGAGTAGAAAATAGAATTCGTAGGCCTGACCCAGAACCTCAATTCAGTCCAGGTCTTGATTTTGGATGGAAAAATTTACCTCTTAATATTCTTCCTTCCAAAGGATGGTTTTATCCAGACGGAACAAAGATTGCTATTAGAGCAGCAGAAGTTAAAGAGATTAGACATTATTCGACTATAGATGAGGATGATCTAATAGATTTAAACGAGAAACTTAATTTCATATTAAGTAAATGCTGTACCATACATTATCCAGGAGAAGGAGTAGTTTCGTTCAAGGATTTAAAACAGGAAGATAGATTCTTCTTGATTATGGCAATTCGGGATTTAACTTTTGTTCAAGGTGAGAATAGAATAATTATAACTCCAGATACAAATTGTGAAGATAAAAACGTTTGTCCCCTATCAAACGGAATAGAGCTAAGAACTGGTATTTTATCCGATTATGAGATAGACTCAAAAATTATGAAATACTATTCCCCGATGGATAGACTCTTTATTTTACCTGTAAAGAAATTGGGAAAAGAAATTAGAATGTCTGTTCCTTCCATAGGAATCATGGACGAGATTACTTCTTTTGTTGTAGAATCAGAAAGAAAAGGTGTTGAAGTTGACGAAAGCTTTATCAAGATTGCTCCTTTTATTTTCGAAGAATGGAGAGGTCTTAATTACAGAACAATAAGCGAAAAAATGAAAGAATCGGATTCTTGGTCTAAAGAGGAATTTTCTTTGTATTACGAACTTTCAGAAGCTATTAAAATCGGAACAAAGTTAGATATTAAACTAAATTGTCCAACCTGCGGTGCTGAGGTCGCCGCACCAATAACGTTTCCCTTCGGGTTCAAATCTCTTTTCGTTATTTCAAATATCTTTGGAGAACTTCTTTGATCTGAAGTTCAGAATGTGGAAGGAACATGGTCTTGATCCGGTTTGGGTTGAGTCTATTCCTTATTACGAATACCAAATTTGGCTGGATAAATTGAATCTTGCTGTTGAGGAGGAAAATAGAGAAATAGCAGAAGAGTCTGGTAAGAAGGAGATATTCAATTTGTCTAAGCAGTAAAATTCTGATATATAAAAGAAAAATACTTTTTTAGTGGCAGATTCTTCCCAAAAAATACTTAAAGAGCTTTCTGACCTTACCAGAAATCTAGATGTTCTGGTAAAAGAAATAAGAGCAATGAACAAAACGACTTCATCGGTCCAGGATGCTGTTGTTAAATCTGTTGAGAAAAAAGAAGCTGCACCTGATAAAACCGAGAATAAATCATCAACCTCGGATCCCCAAAAGGTAATAGCAGAAACTAAAAAAAGCCAAGATAACATGTTTTCTAAATTTCTTGAAACTTTCAAGAAAAATTCAGAAGCAGGAAATAATGAGATCAAAAAAGCTGGATTATCAGGGATAAGAAATGCTGGAAAAACTTTACTGGAAACAAAGTCTTTGAAGGATGCTGCTAAAGCAGGTATTTCCGGAGTTTTAAAGTCTAGTGCCGGTAGTATAGTAGAGTCAATTAGAAGAAAAAAAGAAGAAAAAAATTCTACTATAGTTGAAGGGGTTACTAGTACAGAAGGTCTTAAGGAAAAAGAAAAAGCTAAGAAAGAAGAAGCGGCAGTGGCAGAAAAAGAATCTGCAGAAAAGAAATCTAAAGAAGCTGAAAAGAAAGAGAAGAAATCTATACTAGAAAAACTCAACATTAAAAAGAAATCTAAGGAAGAAAAAATAGAGGCGGAGAAAGAAAAAACTGCGGAAGAAAAAACGGAAAGAAAAGGTCTTCTTAGCAGGCTGAGAGAAAAAATATCGGGGAAAGATACAAATAAGGAAGGCACTCTTTCTGATCTGTCGAAGGAAAAAATCGTACAGAAAGATTCAGCTTTAGATTCATCGGTAGCTGGGGTTCAGGAGAAAAAAGAACCTCCTTCTTTAAAATCTCTTACTCCTGGGATAACCCCTGAAAAAAATGCAGAGAAAAATATCGATCTAAAAGAGATGTCGAAGAGGATTTTTCAGAAAACTACTTTAGGGTCTACAATTAAGGGGGTTTCCGATGCTATAAAAAAGAAAAAAGCCGAGGATTCCTCTACCTCTCCGGCTTCTGTTGAAAATAAACCTGAAAAATTATCTGTTAAAGCTAAAATAGAAAAAGCCGGGACTGAATTAAAAGCTAAGATAAGAGGAAAGAAAAAAGAGTCACCTGCTAAGGAAAAAACAGAAACCCCTGTAAATAAGGAAACCACAACCCCGTCAGATGAGAAAAAACCGATGGAATCTAAGGAGCCAGAGAAAATTAGTGCATCTAAAGCTGGAGAAAAAAAGAATGAATCTAGCAAGGACAAGTCAACAGAAATTACTGCTCAGGACATAGCTGATATAAAAGCTCTTCTTGCTTCTATGAATTCAGCCTTAAATGGACCTTTGAATATAAGGGACAATAAGCCATATAGACCACATTCCCATATTTTGGAATAATTTTTTTTAAATTTCTTTGGATTAGATAATTGGGCGACCGTATATTTAGTTGTATCAAAGAAAACTATGACAAACAATGGAATAAATGTGGAAACGGCCGAATATGTACTGGCCAATCATCCGGAAAAATTAGATTTACCCTTTTGGTCACTTCCGCAAGATGGAAATAAAGGAACATTTATTTCTTCTGAGCAGAAAGAGAATCTCATCAGAATTATAAAATCTGAGAAAACCCTAAAGACAGATTTAATCTATTTAAAAATGTCCGAAATGTGGGCGACAAATTCCCACTGCAAAAGAACCCAGGTTGGATGCTTAGTTGTTAAAAATAAATCCATCAT